GGTATCTATGTCGTGTACTGGGGGTATCTATGTCGTGTACTGGGGGTATCTATGTCGTGTACTGGGGGTGAAAAGTACTAATAAGTTGCGTATTTGCAATATACGCAACATAGTGGTATAGTGGGCAATATGAAATATTTAACAGTTACTCAATATGCCAAAAAATGGCAAGTATCAGAATATTCTGTGCGCAGATGGGCACGCCTTGGCCTTATCGAACATACGAAAATTGGCAAGGCAATCCGTATACCAGAAAACGCAATTCCCAACCTTGAAGGCCACGTAAATGCCTAGACCATTAACCGCCGAAGGCGAATTGAACGTGGCATTAGGCCAAGAACGCGCCAGACATCGTGACTACGATTTAACGCTGTTGCGTGACCAAATCGAAGCCATGCGCAAACCGAAACCGAAACGCAAACGGAAACCGCCAACACCGGAGCAACGTGAACGAATCAGGCAACGCAACCGCGATTACATGCGACGTGTCCGAGCCGACCCCGAATACAGACGACTTGAACGTGAACGGAAACGCAAATACGATAACGAAAACCGCGAACACGTCAACCGTATCAGCCGCGAAGGCAGAGCTAGACGCATGAAAAAACTGAAAGCTGAAAACCCTGAAAAATATTCAGAAGTGTTAGAGCAGAATCGCAAACGCTCTCAAGCGTGGCGAGACGCATTAACACCACAACAACGAGCATATTTAAACGCAAAAAAACGTGAAAAATACAGAGCACGACGTAAGGCAAGGAAAGAAGGAAACAAATGAATGACCCTATTCTGCTGATTGAACACGGTAGGCTCACCGGCGAACCGGAAATGAAAACCACGAAAACTGGCAAGCAGATTCTTCAGTTCACCGTGGCCGGTAACGGTTCGCATAAGGATAAGAATACCGGTCAGTATGTTGATGATTGCCAGATTTTCATCCGCTGTACCGAATGGGATGTTAACCGCGCCCAAGCCTTGCAAAAAGTGTTGCACAAGGGCAGTGAGGTACGTTTGGAAACCGCTTTCACATACTCTTGCGGTACCGACCAGAACGGACAGCCACGAGTGTATTTCGATGCTCGATTCCCCAAGCTTACCGTGTATCCGCCTCGTCCGCCGAAGACTACGCAACAGCAGACGCCGACTAGCCCGTCCAATTTCGACGACTTTGGCAATAGTGACGCTTGGGGTGAAACCGCATTTTGAAAACCAAAACGTTAACGTTTAACGCGTATGGCATGACTCCCGCGCCTAAAGGTAGTTACCGTTTCGTGCGGGGGCATGCCATCCCAATGAGTAAGCGTGAGAAGCCGTGGCGTGGCCTAGTGACTGATAATGCGCGTATTGCGATGAATCGGGAACAGTTCACGCAGTTTGCCAAGGATGTTCCCGTGTCGGTGCGTATCACGTTTTTGATGCCGCGTCCTAAAACCGTGAAACGGCATATGCCTACCGTTCCGCCAGACATTGACAAACTGTGCCGTGCCATATTGGACGCCTTGACCGATGCGGGAGTGTGGGTGGATGATAGTCAGGTGGTTGACCTAGGAGCAACTAAAATCTACGCGTCCGGCCCCCATATTGGTGCGCATATCACAGTAGAAGGATTAGCACATGAAGCGGCTTAAACAGAACATCGGCCATATCATCGGCAGTATCGTAGCAGTGCTAGTAATGGTTGATTTTGCGTTGGTGATGATGCTTGCTTGCATCATGCTGTTCAGACTCATTCTAAAGGCGCTGGGCTTATGAGTTTAACGTGGAAACAACTGGAAGCGTTGAGTATCCCGCATAATTCAACGCCGATTGACTTGGATGACCCTGAGATAAGAACCATGATTGCGGAATGCCGTAAGCCGCATAGTGTGCAATTGGAATTGGAGGACTTCGAAGATGGGTGCTAAAAAGGGGACGGTTAACAATCCGACTGGCAAGGGTGGTTTCGGTGACCACCCGGAGAACGCGTGTAATGGTAGGTGGAGGAAAGAAGACTCATACACCTATAACGTTAATAAGTTTGGCCGCATGACGGACATAGAACTTCAAGAAATTATTTTGAAGTCCAAAGCGGGGGAACTTACCCAATTCCAGCAAGCCGCGTTGAAAACCGTCCTTGACATGAAGAAAGATGAAGGGTGGAAGAAGCTTGTAGATACCGTTGATAGGGTTGACGGCAAGGCGTTGCAACCGGTTGAACAGACGGTTAACGGCTATGTTCCACCTACTATTAATATTGATTTTGTCAAAGGTGATGAAGATGAAGAATGATTTTTGGACTGTGCGGGAATGGCTTGAATTTGTCCAGCATCCAGCGGAAGACATGAGTTATGCCACTGTTCGTTTTGGCCGATTCATTTGGGATAATTGGCGGCTTACGCGTGGCTCGAAGACTATCCGCATGGTGAGACGTAATATCAACGGTGTGCGGTCTGGATTGATGAAAGCATATCCGCGTAGCCAAAAGGCGTATATACTCCGTCTGTATATGATATGGCGTGAGAAAGATTTCAGCCGTCGTTATATAAGCTGATTTTTATGACACGCTGAGTTGCATTATCGCGCAAGACAATGTATATTATTTCTTGGCAAGAAAAGAAATTGAGCCATCTATCTATATATAATTTAATTCCCGTCTAGTTTTTTCCTTTCATTTGCGCTAGACGGGGCTGGAACGTTGCGCGAGTGGTTTAAGCGGGCACCCTGCTAAGGTGCTAACTGGCAACGGTTCGAGGGTTCGAATCCCTCACGTTCCGCAATCCTAACGTGAGCCTAGGATAAGCGTTAGGCGGTTGAGTACACTACTCTTGCAGTGACTCAGACGAAATATAAAAGGGCGGCTAGTGAGCACGGTCGATAGTGAGGTAACATGTGCTCTCCGGTCAACGGTTGGCGGTCGATAGGATTGCGGCGGTAGCCCGCTAAAGTCCAAGCTAACCAATTTTCCCGTGGTGTAATAGGTAGCACGGCAGTCTTTGGTACTGCTTGTTTTGGTTCGAGTCCAGACGGGAGAGCGGGACATAATAGGAGCATGCGCCTATTATGTCGTTGCTTGGGCTGTAGTTCAGCGGACAGAACTGGACGTGGCTATTTGTCGTGTTACAACATGGCTAAGTGCCACGTCTGCATGTCGCGGGTTCGAGCCACGTCAGCCCCCGAGTCGAGCGCCTATGAACATTATTGGCATGAGCGATAATGGAATGCGCCGAAATGCTCCCAGCCTGAAGCACTGGCTGGCATGAGATTGCAACTTATGCGTGGGATTGGCATGCAAAAGTAAAACCACAGCCCCTCTAGTCGCGCGATTAGAGGGGCGTTTCCATATCCATTATTAGAATACGTGTTATGAAGATTCCTGACGATTATGCTAGCCTTTTTTGGTGGACTCACTCACTTACACCGCCAGCCCGTTATTTCGTTTTTGAGGGTGGGCGTAGTTCAGGCAAAACCACGACTATATGTCAGTCGTTAGTATTGCGTGGAGCTGTCAAGCCTATTCGTGTCTTGTGCGCGCGAGAGTTCCAAAACTCGATTAACGAATCTGTGAAGAAGAGTCTTGAGGACTCTATACGGTTGTTAGACCTTGGCGGGTACGCTATCACGAAAGACTCGATAGAGCACGAAAACGGGACTAGTTTCGTTTTCAAGGGCTTGCATAATGACCCCGAAACCACGGTTAAAGGTTTGGAAGGTATTGACGTTTGTTTTATCGATGAAGCGCAATTTATTTCGAAGCATTCGCTTGATATTCTTCTGCCAACTATCCGCAAGGAAAACAGTACTGTCATTTTTGCCATGAATCCGTTGACGCCGAAAGACGAGGTTATGGAGCGGTTCGTATGGAATGCTAACGAGCAGGTGAAGGCGCGAACCATTCATAAGCATGTCACCTATCGTACTGCGCTCAAGGCTGGACTACTCCCGCGGGAAGTGTTGCAACAAGTGCAGGAGGCTAAAGGGTCTCCCGACTTCGCGCACATCTGGGAGGGCAAGCCGACCGATAACGTGCTTAACCGCATCATGTCGTGGCAACAATTGCAGTCAGCTGATACCACCATCATGCCTGACGGTGGTATAACGTTCGGCGTTGACGTTGCACGACTTGGAGCAGACCGGACAGCCGTAGCGGTCAACAAGGGCGGCACTATTATCGATTTAATCAGTTGGAACCACACGCGTTTAACGGACTCGGCGCAGACTATTAGACAACTGGCAGACCGATACAATCCCGTCGCGATTAATATTGATGATTGCGGCGTAGGCGGGGGCCTGACAGACATGCTTATTGCTGACGGGTTGCCGGTTCAGCCGATTAATTCCGCGTCACGCGCTAAGAACAACACGAAATATCCCAACATCAATAGCGAGATGTGGTTTACTTTCGCCGAGAAACTAGTAGCCGGTGACATACATTTCATTCATTCACTGCCTGATAAAAACGACTTGTTCGAAGAATTAAGCACGCGTGAATGGAAACTCACGACGAAGAATCAACGCCAAGTGCAAGCGAAAGCGGATTACAAGACGGCTAATAATGTTGGCTCACCTGACCTTGCGGACGCGGTTTTATTGAGCGTGTACACGCCGGTTAAGTTGACAAGTTGGGATGTTGAAGTATTATAGATAGAGCCGGTAAAGCTTTGTCCTTTTTCTTTACCGGTGGATTGGTTGACTGGGATAAGCCCTCGCAGTGATTGCGGGGGCTTCCTAGTATAATGGGAACCGTTATCAATAAGCCTATTGAAAGACGGTAACATTGTCTAAACTCGGATATAAAATCAGAAGTTTCTTTACACGTCCAACGTCCCCCGCATTGACTGAAGGATGGACTAGGGTTAGCGGCAGTGGAACGCAGGTAATCCCACCTTATGACGCGTACGCGCAGATTTTCCCATATTCCAACGCGATTGCGGGACGTTTCTCCACTATCATCCCTTATGCGGTTGACGCTCAAGGCGAGCGTATCAACCCGGCGCCTCCCGCGCTCAAAGCATTGTACGCGCCTAATGACCAATTCTCGTGCCTTGAATTCTTGAAATTCATTGCCAATAGTATTCTCACCCAGTCGCATCTTGATATTTTGGTGTGGACGAATCAAGGCGGATATATTCAGCCGGGCGGCGAAATTACTGCGGACAATATCGCGGGCTATACGTTCCTGCCACAAGATAGCAGACAGTGGGATAGTAGTCACACGACTTGGACGCATCGCGTCACCATGACCATTAACGGACGTTTGGAGACCCGTACTTTCACACGTAATGAGACTATCGCACTCAGCTATTCCACGCATCCGCTTGACCCGTCGCGTGGCATCAGTCCCGCGCAGACCATCCGCAAGTGGGCAAACGTTGACGACATGATAGCGGATTACGAGCTTGGCTTCTTCGCCAACGGTGCTGTCCCAGCTGGCATGATGGGTATTGTGTCCGCTACCGCCGACGATTTCACACGCACCAAAAATCAGCTTGAGCAGGCGTTCCAAGGCGCCGGACGCAATAACGGTGTGGTGTATAACATGATTCCGGTAGACCCGTTGAGCGGTAAACCGTCCGATACCGGTAAATTGGTGTGGGTGCCTTTCCAGCAAGCGAATAATTCGCTCGACTTGTCCAGTCTTAACGACGTGGTTAACAGCCGACTTGCAAGCGCCCTCGCGGTGCCGGATATTGTGCGCGGTATCGATAATGGGCAGACATATGCCAATGCCGAGCAGGCCGAACGCGCTTTCGTTGAAAACACGTTGAAACCGCTCTGCATGACGGTGTGGGACAAATTTCAGTTCGAGCTTGACCGCATTACCGGCGGTTTGGGATATGGGATTAATTTCACTTTGGATGTTCCGGCGCAGACGGATGTGCGCAAGGTGCAGGCCGACACTCAAGCCGTGCAGGTCGAAACGCTTATCAAGCTTATCAATGCTGGAGCGAGTGTGGAAACCGCTGTGAAGGCATTGCACTTGCCAGACGAGTTCAATGCGCTGGAACTGGAACCGGCCACACCGTCTCTTTTCGTGAAGCCGGAAGCCCCGCAGATTGTGCCACAGATTCAAGCCTCGAAAGATGATGACGTTAAGACGGAACCGGTGAAACCTGCCGTTGAAGAATCAACCGTAAGCAAGGCATCTAAGCTAGTCCGCAATTTCTACCGTGACTTGATTGACCTTAATCTAGCGGCGCATAGTTTCGCTAAAACTGACGTGGATAGTGGTGAGATTCAAGCCGAACTCGTGGACGGCCTTTTCTCGGTCTATGAGGCGGAAATCGTCGCATACGCGAACTCGACGGGGAAGACGATTATTCAAGCCATGCAGGAGCTAGTCAAAACTAATCCAGACATTGCCAAAATTCTTGACGCTTGGACGCCCTCACAGATTGCCCAACTTGTCGGCTGGGAGACATTGCCGGATACGTTTGAAAAGGCGTACCGCAAGCAACTGACCAAGACTGTGGCCGCTGTGACGGGTACTGCGAATAAGAGCATTGCCAAGGTTATCTCGCAAGGCATCAAGGATAAGCTGGATTACAAGGAACTTGTAAAACAATTGTACGGATTGCTTGACGATGACCGAGCCGAATTGCTGGCCGGGAACGAACTGCGGAATGCGGAACGCTTGGGCAACCTCTACAGCGCGCAGAATCTAAGCAGTAAAACCGGCGTGACCTTGAAAAAGGTCTGGCACACTAGCGGCCTTGACGCTGGCAGTGAGCAAAAGCCGTGCCCATTCTGTGAGCATATGAACGGCAAAGTTGTGGGGCTTGCGGAAAGCTTCATGGACGAGGGCGATTCCGTTGACATTGACGGTGAAACCTTCATCAATGACTATGTTTCGATGGTTACTGCGGCGGCTCACCCGCGCTGTCGTTGCACGCAGACTTACGAGGTGGCGTGAAAAATGGAAATCAAGTGCAAGAAGTGCGGAAGGTTCCTAGGCGAGACGGAGCATAGTATCCGTCTTATGCTCAAGTGTCCTAACTGCCGTTCCTATCTGCTTTATCACATAACCATGCTTAGTGAGAAGCATTCTCAATAAGAGTGTTAGAATCAGTGTAGAGCAATAAAGCCCCGTAAGGACGCTCAAAACGTAAGGAAATAGGAATGCAACAGACACTCACATGCGACGCGAACAATGTCAGCAGTGACGGACACACGTTGACGTTCCTTGCCAACTCTGGCACGCGCATGACCAATGGCTTCACGGTGGACCTTGCAACACTGGAAGCCCCCGTGAATGATGGTCAGATTAAGCTCGTGACCGACCTGACCGAATCTGACCGGCTGACTTTGCCGCTACTGCTTGACCATATGCCGAGCATCACGGCGCAAGTCGGTATCATCGAGAAACTGTGGTTTGATGATACCGGGTTAATAGCTCAGGCTCGACTAAGCGACAATGAGCAAGGCCGTAACGTGCAACAGTTGGCAAGTGAAGGAATGCTAACGAACTCTTTCAGCATCACAATCGACTTCGATTCTGACCCCGACGAAAACGGTGTAATCCATAACGCCGAACTCGTTGAAATCAGCGTGGTCTACCGTGGTGCCGATAGTAAGGCGGTTTTCCGTAGTCTAAACGATATCGAGGGGAAAATAATGGAACTCAAGAACAATCTCACCGCGGATGAAGCGCAAACCCTGATTGACCAAATCACGGACGCTATCAATGGTCTGACCGAAAAGAACGGTGACAACACCGAACCGGAAGAACCGGCGCAGTCCAACGAGGCAGAAAACAGTAAGGAGGGTGACACCGTGGCTAATGGTCGAACCAACATCATCATCAACAGTGCGGGCGGTGCGCGTCAGTCTCTCGCCAAGGCCAGTGACCCGCTGAAGGACTGGCTGAAGAGTGAGGATGCTACCAAGGCGTACGAGCAGGCATTGTGGCGTACCGATAATCAGGGTGTTCAGGGCTTCAAGAATGCTTGGCGTGAGGAACTGGTACGTCACGCCTATGCCGACAACTCTTCCATCGATGAAGCTAGTGTTGGCAAGCTTGTCCCGACTTCGGTTATTACCGAAATTGAAGACGCTCTCAACAAGGCTAGCGAACTGTGGCCGCTGTATCGTAAGCTTGACGTTGACAGCTTCACCGTTGGCGCTCAGCTGGCAGGCTTGACCGATGATACTCGCGCCCACGGCTACAAGGTGGCAGACTATGGCACCTCGAAGAAGACGCAGAAGTTTAATCTTGTGGAACGTAAGCTTGCCGCCGATTTCGTTGTGAAGTATGCAGTGCTTAACAAGGGTGATATTCGCCGTACCGATAAGCCGGGCGCCCTCGTGAAGTATCTGCTGGCCGAGATGCCGAACTACATTCTTCACGCTATCGACCGTCAGATTATTCTTGGCGGCTATACAGACCTTGATTTCTTCCGCTCCGTGCAGACCGATGCTAAGGACACTTCCAGCGAGTTCGCGGGAAAGAATTTCGTTCTGAGCGCGGCCGAGGGTACTCGTGCCAATCTCGTGCTTGACGTGGTCGGTCTCGCATCCAAGATTACGGCAACCGGCACCAAGGTGCTTGTGCTCAGCCCTGATACCAAGGTGGATATTATCACCGCGGCCGATGGTATCGGCCGTCCGCTCGTCGGCTACGGTAATGATAATCTCGCAGCCTACCTTGGCGTGGATAAGGTTATCACGCCGGACTGGTGGACTGAGACCGATGATGCTAAGACCCGCGCCGTGATTATCGTTCCTGAAGCCTATGGCGTGGTCGGTGATACCTCTATCAGCGCTTTCACCAATTTTGCGCTGAAGAGCAATGAACAAGAATACTTGTCTGAAATCTTCGCGGGTGGTGCTCTGACCAAGGTCAAGAGTGCAGGTGTGCTGACCCCGAAGGCTAGCGCCTGACGATAAGTGACGTGGGTAGGGTTACGACCCTACCCCTCTCGTTTTTAAGGATTAGGTATGACTAATATTTACGCACATCTCACGGGCGGGGACGCGCCAAAGAATCAACATATCACCGAAGTAAGTTTCGTGGATGAATCCGGCAAACACATTGATATTGGGGCGGGAGCTGGCGGTGGTATCGCGCAGGTAGCACATGACAACAGTATTACCGGCGATGGTACCAGCACTAGCCCGCTCAAGGTGCGGTTGAATCATGCAACCGCGATGCTTGACAGTGGCAAAACCGTGTATCCCACCTTGATGAAGACGGCAAGCGGAACCGTGAATGGTATCGGCTTCAATGTTGGTGACGGTTTGAAGTCGTATAATACTGACGATGATGATATTGGTTCCGGGGTCAAACTGGACGATAGTGTCAGCGCCCAACTTGAGGATACGGAAACCGCGTTGACGAATCTCCGCAAGCTTACCAAGTTGCAGAGTGACGCGGAACTGGCGGACGTTATCACTACCGTGAACGCGATTCTTGACGCCATCAAGTCCAATGCGTAAACGGTAGAATGGTAGGGGTATCCCAATATGGGGTGCCCCTTTTCGCATATTTGGAGGAAAAATGTCTTTTATCCCGATTGAGAATATTGGCGGTGAGAACGCTCGTAAATGGTTGCCGACTATACTGCCCGCATTGCAGAAACTTTTATGTGGCGCGATGGTGTCTCAAGCTACCGGAGTCAACCCAGCCATCGTGTGTGAAGATGGGCAAACAATTGTGCTCCCAGCATGGTATAGCAGTATCACCAAAGTGACGGTTAACGATAATCCAGTCGCATTCACGTTCAATCCGACTGTTGGCGACATGGATTACACTACCGGCCAAGTAGAACAAATGTACGGTAATACGCTCACCCTCGAAACCAAGGCACAGCCGGGCACTGTCGTAACCGTAGCCGGAACATATGGTTTCGATACTCTCCCGGCTAGTCTGCAAGCCGTGTTGTCAGGCATGGTCAGCGCAATGCAACGACATGCGGACGAAACGGATATTATCACTAGCAAGAGTATCGAAGACGTTAGCGTATCCTACCAACGGGACACCTCCACGGACACGCTCACTCAATCCATTCAACCATATATTAGCGTTATCAACATGTGGAGTCTCTGCGATAAGCCGTTAGGTGTGGGAGGTATCGCGACATCCAACACACTGCCAGTAGTACCGTATTGGATTGGAGACGGTGATGGCCTTGGATTGTAATCCTTTTACCCTCTTCCCCGACCAAGTGGAAACCGTCGAACTCTGGAAGTATGCGAGTAGTGAACGAAACAATAAGAAGCTAGCAGACGTACACGCGATAATCAAACGTTCCACCAACTCGGACGCGTTCGGAGACTATGGTGTACGTATCGCTACTCGCCGATTCCACCTGCAAGCCGAAGACATACCAACAGACCTACGCGACCCGGACATGTTGTTAGACCTGATAGTCAAAACAAAAAACCGGGCATTCAAAATCACTCAAGCAAGTCAAGGCGACGACATGACCACCGGGAAAACACGATTCATCACCGTCTACGCTCAACCATACGGAAGGAGCACCATATGAGCCTACGTGTCACAATCAATAAAGGCGTGTACGAGCAAGGCCGTCAAGCCATGCGCAATGGATTAGCCCACATGCTCACCGACATACACAAGGACGCTGTAACCAACGCTCCAATCGGCAAAGCACCCGAAGACAAACACCCCGGCTTGTTGAAAGACTCAGGACGTTTCAAACTCCAAGGTATGAAAGGCTATGTCGCATTCGGTGGCGGCAGAGTCCCATACGCCAAACGACGAGAATACGAAAACCATCGACACCCTGGCACAAGATTCTACCTGCATCGTGCAGTAGCTAAAGCCCAAGCACACGCGGACAATTACTTCCAAAGGATACTAAAATGATTGAACTGGCAGTAGCATTAGACCTAGCAGAACACGGCTTCGGCACCTATGGGGAAACCATCTTCGTAAACGAAAGCCCCATATTAGACACGGGAGCAGTCAGCAGTAAAGATGGCATATGGATAACCTCAACCACAATAAGCAACGGCAACGGACATTACACTGACCAACTCACAGTAAGCACACGCTTCTACGATGTAATCCGACAAGGCGAATACCTACTAAAACTCATGGAATACATCAACGCCACACTCGTAGACCAATGCACGCTAAGCTGTCAACCCGAAAGCCCAATAGTCTATAACAAACTCACCATAAGCCCCGCAAGCAGTATAGACCTAGACGCGGTAGACAGTGAAGGACACTACGTGAAAAGCATCCACTTCACCATCACCTACCCGCTACCAGATTTAAACGGGGTAAAAGTGATAAACTAGGAACTAAGCAGAAAACGATAATCATTCTCAATAAGGAGTAACACAATATGGCTACCACAGACTATAGTCTAATCGGCAAAAAAACCGTTTATATTGGACAAGAAGAATTCGGCCCGGAACTCGTCGGCTCCGATGGTATCACTATCAACCTCACCCCGAACACGGTGGACGTGGAATCACAAGCCGGAACCATTAGCATTCCAACCGGCACTTATAGTGAGATTATGGCGACTATTCCACTGATTATTCCTAACATGACAGTGCTTGGCCGTATCTTCCCTTCTCTGGCTACCAAGGGTGTGGCAGGAACCAAGGTCACTTTCGGTGCTGGCGAGTGTTCAGCCATCACGTCCTACCCTATCGTGATTCATAACACTTGCGACGCGGATAGTGCTAACGACGTGTATATTCCAGCCGCCCTGATTCAAAACGGTGGCGAGTTCACTATCGGTTCCACTAGTGACCCGGTGGCTATCGAACTTAACGTGACCATGCTCCCCGACGAAAAGGGCTACGTTAACTTCGGATGCTCCGACACTACCAAGCGCACCAAGTATGACCCGGAACAGCAAAAGTACGTTGACGTGACGGACGCGGCAAAAGCTAACCCCGTCCAGCAGTAAGGAGACTAAACAATGAGTGAAATCGTCACTATCGACACTCGCGAACAAACCGAGGAACACACTTTCAAACTGATTACCTCCGCGAATCCAGAAGGTACTGTGTTTACCGTGAATCCTATGGGTGCGGGCACGTATCTGAAGTTCATGGACAAGGTGAAAACCCTTCAAGCATTGAACGCTCAGGACATGAGCAGTAAACAACTGTTGAAGATTCAAAACGACTTGTGCAATCTGCTTATCCCACTCGTCTCCCCGACCGACGAGTTTAAAACGTGGGCTGAGGAAGCGGAACAGAAATACCCTCTAGCATATCAGGCGGTTATGCGTCAGATTATGCGTTTCGTTTTCGGTAAAACGTATTTCTAATGGGGGTAGTCAATGACGGTGCATAAGGTCATTGACGATTTCACGCCGGAGCAGTTAGCGAAGCTTAAAGCCATGCGGCAGGCTGAGAGCAAGTCTAAAGCTTCGGCGTTTTTTCGTGATGACGAACTACTGCTAGCCGAGTTCGGCAAATATTACGGCTGGCAGGCGATACGTGACGTGCTAGCTGACGAGGTGAGTTACGAGACTTTCATAGCCTTATTGAACGCTGGGCGGAGTCTCGCAATCCGTGACCGCATACTGCGCGTGAATGATATGTATGTTGCGGTTGGAGCGTCGCAAGCCAAAAAGGGAGACAAAGTGTTAAAGCAATACGTGAAGCAGTTGGAACGGGGTATGTGACATGGCGCAAGCGGGTGAGATTCGTTTCGATGCCGTTATTGACACTAGCGGCTATGAAAAAGGCGTAAAGGATATTCAGAACGCCACTGACGAGATTAAAGAATCAGCGGAGCAGGCGGACAAGGCCACCGAAGACGTTGGCAAGAACGGTGGGAAGAACGCGCCAAGTATTAAGGACGCGTTCAGTAAAACGTTCGACGGGATTAGTGACCTTGCGGACGGACTGGGTTTGAGTCTGCCTAGCAAGCTTGTTAAAGTCGCGAGTATTGGTGGCGCTCTTGCCGCAGTCGGTGGCGTGTTCAAAACCGGTATTGACTCGGCGATTAGTCAGATTGACGTGCAAGGCACTTTGGACGCCCAGTTGGGCAAGGGTAGTGTGGCCGCTCAAAACGCTGGCAAGGTAGCGGGCGAACTCTACCGGCAAGGCTGGGGTGAGAGTTTGGAAGACGTGGCTAATGTCGCGTCTAATGTCAGTCAGGTGATTCGTGGTATCGGTGAGGGTGATTTAAACACTGTCACGAAGGCTACGGAAGTGTGGGCGCAAACGTTTGACGCGGACGCGGGTGAGAGCGTGCGTGGCGTGAAAGTCCTTATAGAGAAGTTCGGTTTGAGTGCTCAGGATGCTACCGACTTGATGACGAAGGGTATGCAGAATGGTTTGAACTATACGGACGAACTCGCTGACAACTTGAGCGAGTATGGTGGCCGTTGGGCTGAAGCCGGTACGAGCGCGCAAGAATATTTCTCCTTGCTTCAGGCTGGCGTGGATAGTGGCGCCTACCAACTGGACAAGGTTGGAGACTTCCTTAACGAGTTCCTTACCTCCCTTACGGACGGGCGTATTGAGCAGAGTATTGGAGAGTTTTCGAAGGGTACTCAGGACGTTTTCAACAATTTCAAGAGCGGTAAGGCCACTGCGGAAGACGTGTTGAACGCTGTTATCGGTGAAATGGGAACCATGACCGATAAAACCAAGGAAGCTAGTTTAGCGTCAACTTTATGGTCTAGTCTTGGCGAGGATAATGCGCTTGGTATGATTGAAGCTCTCGGCAACGTGCCAAACTCCTATCAAAATATTAAGGGTGCCACTGATGAAGCGGCAGACAGCACCATGAGCATCGGTCAACAGTGGGAAGCGTTCAAACGTACCATGAGCGGCACACTGGGTGACGCGTTCACACCATTTGTTAAGGGCTTCCTAGACGGTTTGACTGATATGGCGAAGAAGTTTACCGACTTCGTTAATAGCACTGATTGGAGTGGGCTAGCGAACATTCTGGGTAGTGTTGGTAGTGTTGTCGGGAAAGCGTTCGAAGCTATTGGCAATTCAATCCAGCCCGCGCTTGACCTCCTGAAAGCATTTTCCGATTGGTTCAGTGCGAATAGTACGTGGATTATTTCAACACTTGTTGGTATCGGCGCAGGTTTTGCCGTGTTCAAGACAGCGCAAATCATTAGTACCGTGGTCGGTTTTCTTAAGTCGTTCAGTCTTGCGGAGACTGCCGCCACAGTAGCGCAATGGCTGTTTAACGCGGCTATGGCGGCTAATCCGATGGTGTTGGTTATCACGCTATTGGCGGCGCTTGTAGCTGGGTTGGTTTACTTTTTCACGCAGACTGACGCGGGTAAGCAAGCATGGCAGGACTTCTGTCAGACCATGCAAGACTTGTGGCAAAACCTTTGCGACTTCTTCCAAAACATTTGGGATAGCATCATCAAGTTTTTCACCGACGCCGGAACAAATGTTACGAACGCGTGGAATGCCGTCACTGATTGGTTCAGTGGTATCCCCGGCAGAATCAAGGGTTTCTTCAATGATATTGGCGCATGGTTTGGCGGTAAGTTCCAAGAAGTCAAAGATGCGATTGTGAACAGATTCAATGAGGCTATGGGCTTCATTACCGGTATCCCCGGCAGAATCAGGGATTGTTTCAATGGTGCGGTGAACTGGCTTAAGGATGCTGGCGGGAATATTGTTCGCGGCTTATGGAATGGTATCAGTGACATGTTTAATTGGGTGCGTAATAATATTCTTGGCTTCGGTAAGAATATCGTCAAGTGGGCTAAGCAAGCGTTGGGTATTCATTCCCCGTCGCGAGTCATGGCCGAAGAGGTTGGCAAGTATATTCCGTCTGGTATTGAAATGGGTATCAAGGCTAACACTAGTGGTTTGATGGACTCGTTGGACTCGTTGAGTTTGGATATGGTTGACGCTGTTAAGGTGCCGACTACTACTACTGGGGCTTTACCGGTGTTTGATACTTCTTCGAGTGGTGTCACGTCCGCGATTCCGCAGACTAGTATTGTTATCCAGAGTATGCAGGTGCGTTCGGATAATGATATTCGTCTTATCGCGCAAGAGTTGAACCGTTTGCAACGTCGTGACTTGAAGAGGGTGTGAAATTGAGAATCGTTTTCAATAACACTGATTTGGCTACCGTATTGCCGGATACCGTGCTCTATATCGGTAACGTTACTGGCCGTGAGTTCGTAAGCCCGGACGTTACCACGGTAGCGTACAAAGGCGCGCACGGTAGTCGATTCGTAGGCAATCGTTATCCCGCGCGCGATATTAAAGTGGAAGTAACCGTTATCGGTTATTGTTTTCAGATGATGCCATCTTACGCGTCTAAGCTTATGAGCGTGCTTGCTACCGACGTGCCCGCTAGCCTGTCTTTCAGTGACCAAGAGGGCACGTATCAGGCTATCGTTAGTGCGATTGACTTGGAAGAGCATGAGACTTACGCGACCGGTACTATCACGTTCACGTGTCCTAACCCGTTCCGTTATGGTGCCGTGTATGATATTGATTTCGACACGCTCCCGACTGACACGTTGCACACAAATTACAATGTTGAACCGGTTTTTAATCTTGTGGTGAATAAGTCCGCCAACAATTTCAGTATGAATGTTAACGGTGACGTGCTCACTTTGGATATGCAAGTCGCTCAGGGTGACGTGATAGTGGTCAACAGTGAGACGCGCACCGTCACCGTCAATAACAAGCTGACAGTGTTGGAAACGTCCGGCACGTTCCCGAAATTAAGGCAGTCGGGGAACACGGTTAGGTTCTACCCTGACTGTGGCGGTAATGGTTCGTATACTGCGAGGTGGCTGTGATGCTGGCAGAAGACACTATCACCCTTGTGGGATTGCAGGGGCATGAACTTCGTACGCTCAGCCCGCGCGCTGAGTGGACGTTCGACCAACGTTCCGATTCCACTAATCAGCTCACCGTTACTGTTGACATCGGGGAAGCAACCGACGTTGTTGGGGACATGGAGCTATTATTCCAGCACCGTCGGTTCGTCATTAACGAAGTGAACCGTACGCGTGATACGGAGACGTGTGAGATTATCGCGGATGAAGCGCAGGCTGAAATGGCTTCAATCGAGGTTGAGTCTTTTCAAGTCGAGAAGGCGAAGTTGAGCGCGGCGGTCACGCAATTGCTTTCCAATACGCTTTGGACTGTTGGAACGATTGAGGATGATACGCGCACGATTTACGCCGACTTGCAAGGCAAGAAGGTTACGGAATTGTTGACGTGGTTGGCTAATCAGTCTAACCAAGTGTTATCTTTCGATTCCGCGCACCGTAAAGTTTCGTTTATTAAACGGGATATGACGCCTTCCGGTGTCGTGTTCAATTATGACGTGAACATGGCGAATATTAAGAAGACTGAGACGCCGCCGACCTGCACGGTATTGCATCCTATCGGCGCCAACGGGCTGACTGTGGCGAATGTGAATCATGGCAGTGAGTTGGTGGAAGATTTCGGCTGGTACACGTCTTTGGGCATGAGTGAGAATGAGGCACGTGCCCGATTCACGAAACGGCAGGAATGGCAGGACGAACGTTACACCGTCGTACAGAATCTGCTGGATGATGCGAGGAAGAAACTCTCCGTGTCCGCCTATCCGACGCTATCTTACGATTTGGCGGCTGTTGACGGTATCAGTGATTTACGTTTGGGTCAGCAAGCGTACGTTTGGGATAATGTGCTTGACGTGCGCGTGTTGACCACTGTTAGTGTTATTCACACGTCCAGCGTTCACGATGATGATAGTGTGACATTGGATTACGTGCCACCATCGTTCACGATTGCGACCGATGATACTACCGGCGATACGACATCAACGACGGAAGCTAGCGTATTCCAAGCATTCAACGACACGGAATATACTCTAGGTGATACTGCAACGCGAGTCCTGCCGTTGAGCATTAATGTTTACTCGGATACCATGCTTGAGTGTAATCTATGCCTAACAGTCAAAACCACGACGGCTGGACTACTCGAAGGCTATTTCCTTCTGAACGGTGAGAAGGCGGGACCGCGTATCATGCAGACATGCGCGGAAGGGTATGTCACTATCGGCCTCCCATTCCTTATTACGAACGTGAGCAGTAATGACCAAACCACGCTTGACTTGTATCTTAAGCATGGTGGTGCTGGTAGTCTCGCCATCAATGATGCGCAAATCTATATCAGTGCCAAGGGTGCGTATGGTGGTGTCACTAACGAACGTCCTGACCGACGCGTGGTTGACGCTGTGGAACGTTTTAAACGCGAATGGCGTAACGTTGAGGATGCAACGTCTATCACATTCCCGGAACGCAACGACACTACTGTTGTTGAAACTGTGGAACGGTTTAAGACGGAGTGGCGTGAATCTGAAGACGTGGTTAATCCGATTGTGTGGCTTGAGGATAAGACGCTCACAATCACTAACGCCGAGAATGATACCGTGTTTACGCTTATTCTGCCGGACAAGAGTCAACGTGAAATGTCTGCTGTTGTTGACGGGGCTACCTCGTTTGACTTGAGTACGCTTGGTTTGGCTGGTTCGACTAAAATTGAGATAAAGGAACTTGACGTGAGTGTCACGGTGAAGCTTTGAAAGTGAGGGGAAATATTTTGAACGAGTCAGTGGAACGGTTGAATATCATGCCGCACGTGAAAGGTCACGTGGCCGTTGATGTGATGGAGGACGGTCGGATTGTAGACCATACTGAGCATGATAATTACGTCAGCCCGTTCGTTTATGAAGCGTTGCGCAAGTATGTTAACGCGCATTTCATGATGTTGCATGATGGACCGAATTTGTACAATCGAGGTTCCTTGTTTAGCCAATATGCGCTGAATAGTGCTTTTATTCTGACAGACTACGCGGGGCCGGTGAATACTCGGGAACGTGTGATTCATGGGACTCCACTGAGCTACGGTTATCACCAATATGTTTCGAATAATGCGAGTGAGTGCAGTTTCAATCAGGATGAATCATATCGCAAGGCGAACTCATTGCGTTTCGTGTTTGATTTTTCAACCTCGCAAGGCAATGGCACGTTTCAAAGTATTTATAGTGGCCCATCCCAGCGTAATACAGAATATTATGCAGGATACATGCTTTTGGCAAGTAATGATGTTGCTTGGTCTGCTACTTACTGTGATGGCAAGATTTACGTGCCGAGCAGTGATAGTTTTACCGTGTTCACGGTGGATGATTGGATTACACGACTTAACGGTGGTGCGTGGGATAGGCAAACCGTGCAAGTTCCTAACGTCGGATTATACGACTATAAAACGTTAACCGCGTATAATCATACTATTTATTGGGTTGACAACATGTCTGTTTGCAGTGCGCCGGTGTCTGATTTAACTAACGTGACAACACATAATATTGGAAACCAATGCCGAGCGATTTCTTACTCCGCGATTCGTAACTCGTTTTTCATTTCTATTTCGCAGACCGAGGTAAGGGAATATTCAACCTCGTTCGAACTTAAAAAAACTTTCACCGGCAATTATGATGATTCGTATATTTCTGCTATGCCGGAGGAAAACAGTGTCCTAATCGGCAGTCGCGTGTATGACATTGATGATAATACTAACGCGTTGAAACCATGCGCCCGATGGCAAGATTCAGAAAGATTTTATGACATGTCGTTTATAGGCGCGTTCGCGTTAGCCCATGGCATTTTCGCGCATACTGGCTTGTATCTTGGCACCCAGTATTTCAGTCGTGCCCGATTGGATAAGCCAGTGACGAAGAACAGCAGGCAGACCATGAAAATCACTTACGATTTCAACATGCCACCGATTGATTGGGAGCATTGATGGAAACGGCATTATTGTGCGCCATCCTCGGCAGTCAAACGGTAACTATTATCGTGCAATGGGTGTTAAGCAAGATTGATGCGAAACGCAACCCGTTACGTGAGGGTGTGAAAGAGCTCTTGTTTTGCAAGCTGAAGCAGTTTGACGAACAGCGGGAGCATAACGGGTTCGTACCAATCGCGGATAAGGAAACAGTTGAACGCGTCTACACCGCCTACCATGCTTTAGGGGGTAATGGTGTTGGCACGGAGATAGCGAACAAGATTCGTTCTTGCGCAAGTAGTAGGGAGGAAAAATGAAACGAACACCGAAACATAAGCGTATCAAGCGGAGCATGGTCAAACCGGTTGCCGGTTTGGCATTGAGTGCGACTATCATGCTTTCGCCTAGTGTCGCATTGGCGAACATGAATGGAGCGGACGTGAGTGGTTGGCAACCCGCTAACATTACTCGCATTGTTCCGGGGGACTTCATGATTGTTAAGGCCACGGAGGGTGTGAATTATGTTAATCCGTATTGGGTTCAGCAGATTTTAGGTAGTATCGACACCAACAAGCTTCACGCCTTGTATCATTACGCGAATGGTGGTAACGCGATTGCGGAAGCCGACTATTTCGTTAACACGATTGGTTCTTATGTTGGCCGTTCTATGCTCGTGTTGGACTGGGAGAGCTACCGTAATGCCGCGTGGGGTAATGGTAATTGGGTGCGTCAGTGGGTTAATCGCGTGCATGAACGTACTAGTGTTTGGCCGGTGGTTTATGTTCAAGCTTCTGCCGTGTGGCAGATTCCGCAGGACGTGCGTCAACATTGCATGCTGTGGAAGGCTCAGTATGCGAGCAATGCCGTTACCGGCTATCAGTCTCAGCCGTGGAATGCTGGCAGTGCCGGTGAGGGCATGTTGCAATACACGTCTCATGGCATGTTGAATGGTTATGGTGGGTTCCTTGACCTTGACTTGTTCTTCGGTGATAAAACCGCTTGGGGTCGGATTGCTTGCGGTGAACGTAGTGGGTGCGTGCCGAACTCGTTCGCGAATACTGGCGCCACTACCACGGTCAGGCATGATACGCCGAACACTACGTCTAATGGTGATGTGAATCAGATGGCGAACGACGTTATCGCAGGCAGATACGGTAATGGCGCGACACGCAAGGCTTTGCTGGGTGGCTATTATGATTCGGTTATGAGGATTGTGAATAATCGTTTGGGATGCGGTACGGCTCAATCTTCTGCGCAATGCGTTTACGTCCAGTCTGGCGACACGTTAAGTTCGATTGCATCACGCTATGGTGGCAGTTGGAATGAGTGGACGGGCTACCGTTCCGGCAATCCGAACATCATTTATGCTGGTGAGCGTGTTTGCCGTCGCGGGTCTAGTGTTTACACTGGGGGAGCACGTCGCTATACCGTCCAGTCTGGTGACACGTTGAGCGGTATCGCGTCACGATATAAGATTAACGTGAGTCAGATTAAGGGCTATCGTTCAGGCAATCCTAACGTGATTTATCCGGGCGAAACCTTGTATTGGTGATTGGAGCAAATTATGGACATTACTCAGGCTGAGACTATCGCGGTTGCTATCGTCGGTTTGGTTGCTCCCGTGTTCGTGCAGGTTGTCAAGCCGATTCTGCCGGATAACATGACCGCCTTGTTTAGTCTCGCGGTCAGTATTGTGTTGGGCATGTTGGCTATCGCGGCTGTGGGCGGTTTTAATCACGGTTATACGTGGGGTGTACTGCTTGTTGCTGTGGTGGGTGTCTCGCAGACGGTTTACACTGCTGTCAATCAGGTGATGGGCGGCAAGCTTGGTAAAACGTTCGTTGACGAAAATGGTTTGGCCTAGTATAATGTGAAGTGCTGAAAGTTTTGGCGATTGACTTTTAGTGCTGTCATTGATAAAGCCGCACGGGTTCATCTTCTTCCCCGTGCGGCTTCTCCTTTTTTAAATGGTTTTCAACCCGTCCCAAGTTTGCACTGGAATATTTTCAGGTCTGGCGAAACCTGACACGATTAATCCCAGCCGTTCGGCTTCTTTCACATTCTCGTGTACCCAACCGTGGCAACCGGTTGTACCTGACCCGCAGAGGGTTATGAGGTTTGGACTGGAATGCATTTCAGCGTATGGGTGCGAGCGTAGTCTACGGTGGTGGATGGAGTAGCCGAATGGCGTGTATCTCACGTCCCGTCCGCATCTCACGCAACGGTAGTGGTCGCGTTCCAACACGAGTTGGCGGGTTTCTTCGGTCGGGTTTTTCTCTTTTGGTTTGCCTTCTTTCGCTAGCATTATTCCTCCGATTGCTCCACGCAAAATTCTGCTAATTGCGCGAGTACAACCGCCAGCATGGCGTAGCCGTTCTTGCTGAGGGTTTCGGCTTCACCAATCGTGTAGGTTTGTTTTTCCTTATTGGTGGTGTAGCGTAGTTTTTCTTCCACCATTGAGTCGGCTAGTTCAACGCTGACATGCACAATAAATTCTGGCATGTTTTTCATTTTGTTTCCTCCCTTGGTTGGAATAATATGACTTGTTCGCCTTCATCGTCGAAAATGGTTGCAGTGTACCCGTTGTCCACTGCTTTTCCTGCCGTTGCTACGGCTTGTTTGAATGTGTCGCATACATATTCGGTACCGTTGAATTTTACTACATACATGTTTTATTCCTTTCGTTGGGTGCCCCGCCCGTGTGGGCGGGGGCGGTGGTGTCAGTCGCAGAGTTCTTCAATCTGTGCTTCATATGTGGTGTCATAGCTGGTTTCATGGAACTTGCTGACGCGTCCGAACGTGAAGCCGTACTTGCGTTCACATTTGCGACGGATTGAACGGAGGATGTTCTTTGTTTCCACTGCTTCACTGTGGAAGGTGTAGAAGGCGTTGAGTTCTGGGATGTCGATGGTTTACTTGCCGTAGAAGTAGCTGATGTTGATTGTTGCGGTGGCCATTTTGGTTTGTCCTTTCTTGTTTGGTTGGTAATTACATAATACATCACTTGGTTATGCGACACGCCGACGTTCGACAAACACGCCCCAACACATCGGATACTTCAATGGCACCAGCCGTGACACGCGATAGTCAGCGCCATAACGCACTTCGGCAAGCCGAGCGATAACCGCGTGTGCTCTCTCCCTTGCTTCGGCAATCCGCTTGTCATAGCCACGTTTGCGTTTCTCCCAACCGTCGCTAGTCCTCTCATATACCTCCCATACGACACCGTTTCCCGAATAATGAGACTGCACGCGATAATCGTAAGCGTCAACGTTCCGATATTTCATCCTATCCCCCTTTTAGTACATTTCCGCGATATGCCGGGTGAACGCGCATACGCTGACTGCCGTCATATAGCCGCGTAATCCCGTCTTCCTTGCCATGAGAAGCCATACTGGGAAAGTGATGAATGGGGCGAGACACCAACCACATGTAGCGAGATTACGCAGACTGAAGGCTTGCAGTGCTTTGTGTCTCTGCCCATTCGTTTCGTACTGCGTTTCGACTGTGTTGAGAGCGTCTAACCATGCTCTGCGCGCATTCTTTAAGGACATGCCGAAACCGTCCGTTGTCTGGATGCAAGTATTGAGGTATCCGGCGACTAGTCCGGCCTGCACTGCCTTGTTCATTTCTTTGCTCCTTTGCGGTAGACGTAGAGTGCCGCCAGCATGCACGCGACACCGATAATATTGATGAAGTTCATGTTTTCGTTCGCGGATAATACGATTCCGAAGAGAAAGAGTATTGCCACGAATCCGTCGTTTTCGTTCATTGTTGGTTCCTTTCGATTGGTGCCCCGCCCTTGCGGGCGGGGCGTGGTGGTCATTCTCCGATGATTTCCGCAAACTTGTCGGTGAGCCACTTGAGGTATTCTTTTCTGGTGTTGAACTTGCCTTGTGCATGTTCGGTACCGTTCCACCATGCTCCCGTGGTGTTCTCGTTCCACCATGTTTCGACGTTTACCGTGCCATCTTCGTTGGTGGTGGCCTTGATGTTGTATCCCTTGAAGCAGTTGGTTTCGGTGTTCATTTTGTTTGTCCTTTCTTGGTTGGTAATTACATAATACATCACTGTTGAGTACGACACGCCGGGAAACAAAAAAAGGGAGCCCACGAAATTTCTTCGTAGGTTCCCTGAATTTCATCGACTGCAATACGCTAAGCACTGCACTTCAAGCGCATCCACATGACGGTAGCACACTCCATCAAACACGAAAAAAGGTGCGGTAGAATACTTGTGAGCCTTGCGCAAAGTCCAGTAACGGCTGTTACCCGGCTGGACTATCATGAGTGCAAGCATAACGCCCGTTTTCTTCTTGATGCGTACCACCATTTTTCGTAGTTCGTCAATCAATTCCCGGTGTTTGCATCCCGCGCAATCATCGAAAACCGCGTAGACCACACGTCTTGAAATGCTCACCAATCCACACCTCCCAGTTTTTGCAGTTCGTCAATGAGTGCCAATGTCTGCAATTCCTTTGTCTCCTGCGCTTCGATTTCACTTGCAACGCTCTGCCGGTCCACCGCGAACACCTCATGTTGCAGACTGCCATACACCCTATCATCTAACATGGTGAAATACACCGTGTGCAAGTCAGTGTTGACGACAAAATACTGAAGCACTTGAGACTGATACTGTTCAGGGATGAAGTCGAACTCTCGACGCGTTTCCAGAATCTCCGGGAACAACTTGAGGGCCAACGACTGCAATTCATTCCGCTGACTATTCGGAGTTCCCGAATAGTTCAACATCTGGAATACGCGGAATGGAACAACCGTTTGAAGATGGTATTTCGTTCCCAGACTTTTCGCTTCGAACGCGAACGTGGGATTATGTTCTAGCCCGTTAAAGATTCGCGGTTTGGCGTGAGCGTCAGGACTGACCGCAATTCGGTCATCCACGTCACTCACCCACATTCCCGTGTCAAACTCAACTACGTCAGGCGAAATGTCAAACTTGTCGCACGCCATCATGATATTAGTGTTTTCCAAACGGTGACCGCGTTCCATTGGGGGTTCCCCGTCCGGCTGTTCCGCAATCATATCAGCGAGGAACTGCCAAAAATCTAGATTGACTTTCAGCCGTTCGTTATCTCGTTTGGCTTGCCGTGCCTTCTCTCGGTATTCTTCGGCCTTTTCCTCTGTCTTTGCCTTGTCTGCCATGGCTTCGAGTTTGGCTACGTCCTTTTGGGCGTAATGTTCGAGCGCGAGTGTTCCGGCTTTGGTGCCCGTGATTTTACCAATTCGCGCGTCCAACCATGCTTCAGTGTCCTGCGCTTGAGAAACGTTCAGAATCTTCATTTTAGTTTTCCTTTCTTACCGGTAATCCATCTTCCGTTGTTGCGAGCATGTATGCTTTCAGTAGTGTGTCCGCTATTTTTTGCCGTCGTGCGGGCGGGATGCGTCTGAGTTTGGTTTCCCAATGCGCGACTTGGCATTGGCGTACACCGTACATTCTTGCTATTTCACGCTGGCTGATACCGAACGCGTTGCGCAAATATTTCAACAATTCGCTATCGTCCAAAGAGTTAAGATAACTATTTCGACTGTTGACGGTGCGGAGATTGTTTTCGTGGTCGAGCGTGAATAGATTACCGTTTTTTGACTGGATAAGGTAGGCGTAAACGTCTTCCTTGATTCGGTATTCTCGGTCTCCGGCGACGGTTTTGAATGTGATGGGCATGGCTCCCGGCCATAGTGTGAGTCTCATTTATCCTCTCTCTCACGCAATCTCTTCATCATAGTGGACGTATACGATTCCGTTGACAGTGTTGAATTTTCCCTGCACGACGTTTTTGTGAATTGTCGGTTTGATTCCAGCCAAGTAGAGCAAGTCTAGTGCGTCCTCTCTGGAATTTGGGTAGATTGCGATTTGTGGCGTGTAGTCTTTTAGTTCAATGTCCGGTGAGTCTTCAGCCACTTCGTCGAGCTTGGTTAGTGTCTCTTTGAGGAAGCCGACGTATTGGGCAAGGGTTATTGTACCTTCCATTATTGTTCCTTTGGTTAGGGGTGCCCCGCCCTTGCGGGCGGGGCTGTGGTTTGGTTTAAAGTGCGTGTTCCTTGAGCAGTTCGGTGAATTCGTCGGGGTCTACCTGCTCGTAATTGTCATAGCCGTTTATATAGCAGATGTCGAGAAGGTCTTTCGCGGCTCCGTAGGTGTCCCAGTCACCGTCATCCTCACCGCAGTTTCCAAGGTAGTCGATGATGTAGTCTTCTGCTGTGCTGAGGTTGATTTCCATTTTGTTTGTCCTTTCCTTGGTTGGTAATTACATAATACAATAGTTTTGGTTACGACACGCCGGACTAGAGATAATCCATGACAACGAAACCCATGCCCGCCAAACCAATGAGGATGGTAGACAATGCGAGAAGAGTCATATAACTATCCTCACACCACAACGCCGCCCCCAACGCAACAGCGGAGACAATCGTAAGTGCTAAGAAACCGCAGAATATAGCACCCTTTTTCACTTATTGCCTCCCTTGCTGATAGCCTGACGCAGAAGCATAACGTCATGCTCAGTCAAGTCCTGAGGCTTACGCACCTCATGACCGAACCGCGATGCCAGAGCGCTGACGTAGAAGCCCAGATTTGTTCCAGCGGCCTGAGCCATGTCGTTAAGGTCATTGACTTCTTGTGCCGTGGCCTTACGTGGCCGCTGTGGTGCGGAATAGTCTCGCATGGCGGCACCGTCGTCGTCCTTGTCTGGGAAGATGTCAAGAGCGGCGTAGAGGGAGTAGCGTCGCGCGTAGGTTACTGCGGAGCCGATTGCCTGAGGGTCGGGTACCACAATGAATGGATAGTCGCCCACGTTCAGTGTTTTTTCAGCGTCGAAAATGATTGTTTCTACCGTGCCGTAGCTCACTTTGTCGCCTACCGCGCCCATGCGTACCACCTGCCGGAAGGCTAACTCATGCTTGGCGAAAATAGGCTTGATGGTTTTGAGAATGGTGGAGAGATTAAGATACTTGTAGGTGCGTTGTCCAGCGTTGGCTGTCAGGTCGGTGACGAAGTTGGGGACTTCGTTGAGGACTGCCATATATTTTTCTTCGAGTTTCATTATTGTTTTCCTTTCATTAATGGTGCCCCGCCCGCTTAGGCGTGGCTGGATGTCGTTTATAATGCGTTTTCAGGAAGAGTGTCGAGGTAGTCTATTGCATCGTACATTCCTTCGGTGGTGTATGGGAAAAGCTTCTCGTAGCAGTGGCTAGAATAGTGTTGGCCGCGCTTGCGGTAATCCCTGCGAAGTTCTTCTGGGGTCTTGGCGACTTCCCAGTGAACGCGGATTACTCGGTGTATGTCTCCCTTGCGGGTAGTGTACACGTCAAGGTTTTTAGTGATATAGAGCTTCTTCTTGGTGCCCATCATGTTATCGAAGATTTCGAAGAGGTTGAAGCGGAGGTTTTCGGTGGTCATTTTTGTTTGTCCTTTCTTGGTCGGTAATTACATAATACATCACTGTTGAGTACGACACGCCGGACTAGGCAGAATTTCACCCAAACGACTCAACCCACGCGCGCTATCAAGACCACGGAACCGTTTAGCGGACTGCGCGGCTTCATCGAGGCTACGCCCACTCAACCGGTTGCGTCGATACTCCCAACTCGCATCACCTTCGATGCCAAGTGCGGCCATCTCCCGTGTAATGTCGGCTTCGGAAGGCTTATGGTCACGTTTCCACCTACGCCAAAACGCATTGAGGTCGGCGGGCATGAGATACGGGCGCTTCTTCGCGTATTCCGGGCTTGCGAAAAATTGGCGTATCGCTTCTTTCGCCACGTCAAGTCGCATGTCAGTGGCTAACGCTTCCATCCATGCGGACACCTGCATGTCGGTCACAAGACGGTTATCAAAGGCGCTGGCATAGGTTAGGAGTGCTTGCACTTGCAACTTGTTCATTTCAATTCATCCTTATATTCCACTTGCATTAATTTCACGACTTTCACCATGCCGTCCAAGTCACTTTTTCTAAGGTACAGCCAGAAGAGACCTTCCGCATAGGTGGTGGCTTGGCGTGCAAGGTCTAACATGTTGTCCATGTAGAGACAGCACTTACCAACTTGCTTGAGGTTGTGCGCGTCCAATGGGTTGCCATCAATTTGCAGACGGCATTCCTCGCCATTGTCGATAGCCCTCTGTAGGTACCATTCTGCTTTCTGCAAGTCTTCGAGGGGGCGCCCTTTTAGTCTATACCGCCACACGTATTTTATGGCGTTGCCTACGCAAAAGCTGTGGTATTGCGCGACTTCGATGCATTCGCAAGGCTTCGTGCTGTCGGTGTAGTGTGCTGGATGATTAACGTTGTCCATGATTGCTTCCTTTTAAAATTGCGGTGTGGTTGAGTCCAGAAAATCGTCAAGGTAAAGAATGAAGTCTTCTTGGGTTGAGTCGTGAAGTTGTGGCTGATAATCCGCATGTAGCCATTGAATGCCACTGGACATTTTCACCCACTTAATACCGGCAAGATACACGAGTATCGTATTGTGGACTTTATCAATCGTCCAGTCTGCTGGGGCTACTACGTCCATCATGTAGCTTTTGGATTGTGCTCCGCTTCTCTGCCGGTTTTGCAAGCCTTTCCAAGACAATATCCATACTCTGTAGCGTGCTATTTTTTTGTTGTCTTGTACGGTTAACGCTGTCTCGAAGATTGCCGTATCTTCTTGCTTGACGCAGATTGCGACGGAATGCATGTCGTATGGGGGGATATCGTTGAATAGTGTCAGCATTTTATTTTCCTTTCGTTGGGCGCCCCGCTCTTGCGGGCGGGGCTAGTATAAGTATTTTCAGGCTTTGCGTTCGTAGACTTCCACGTTGTAGCCGCCATCGGTGGTGTAATCAGGTTTGAATTTGCCGAGTCTGTATCCTCGTTTAAGCATTTCAAGTCTGAGGGTGAACAGAATACCGCCAGTCCGGTTAAGATTCTTAATGTCGAAGTTGATGCCGTTGTCAACGTTGCGGACGTATGCGGTGGCGTTTTCTTCGTCGATAATGACGTATGCGTCGCAGATGTATTTGCCTTGATTGTACGGTTGCAGTTTAACCATTTTTGGGTTCCTTTCATATCGGTTGGTAATTACATAATACATCATTGTTGAATACGACACGCCGGAAAAAGAAAATGCCCGCCGAAATAAATCAGCAGGCATAAATGAGAACCGTTATCACTAAGCGAACTTGACTGGCACTAGCGGGAACGCCTCAGCCCCAAACGTCGAGACAACGAGCGGCCATGTGACATGCGACGCGGATAGTCCATCACTCCAAACGTGGTTTAGCGGCTCAGTCCCATACTTTTCGCCATCAAGAGTGGGACGGCGCACACTCCAATCCCCTGCTCCGTCACGGTAGAGCAGTGTGCCGGTTTGGGTGAGGTAATAGCCAGCTTCTGTTGGCATTTCCTGCATTGTCCTCATATTTTCTGGGAAACGATAATTGAGTGCGTCTTGTAATGCTTTCATCTCGTTTTCATCCCGAAACCTTAACACGACCTTCCACCCGTCTTCCGTCGTAGTGGCGGCCAAGTCTCGCAATGAGTTGATAACAATAGATTCCGGATTAGTATACGCTGTGACCTTAATCATTTTTGTCCTTTCACTGATAAATTGGGGTGACGCTCACATGAGTTAGCGGGAATGCGTTGGCGCCCAGCTTCTTAATTATCTTGAGCCAATCGGTCTCGTAATCGTCGTTTTCTCCCAGCCAATTACAATGCGCTGGGCTGGTATATGGGTCTCCCCCGTCGTATGCTCTGATACTCCAATCGCCTTCCGTATCCTTGCATAGAAGCAGTCCGGTACAAGTAAGATATAAGCCGTCTTCTTCTGGTTCCTTGAACTTACCTGCAAGCCTGATGTTTTCCGGGAATGTTTTATTTAGTTCGTCTTGGAGTGCCATTAAATCTTCCGTTGAATAAAACTCAACATCTAGACACCTTGTATGCTGTGAGTTCAGATTTTCGTTTATAGTCGCCGCTTTGACACCCTCGACGCTGAGGCTGTTAACTCCATTCGCATAAATGGAACGGGATACTGTGATACTCATTTTTCTGTCCTTTCATTCTGAAAACGGGGTAATGTTTACACGAGTTAGTGGTAGTGCAACTTTAGTTAATTGTTCGATGACATTATCCCACGGTCTGTTAATTAAATGTAAGTTGGGGGTGCTCCATGCCAAGTATGGTGTAGTGGAGTCCTTGAATCGTATGACGCTCCACCCCCATTCATCTTTTAAGAGCAGTATTCCAGTTTGCGAGAGGTAATACCCTTCTTCTTTTGGTTCTCTGAATTTTTCGTTTACTCTGACGTTTTCGGGGAAAAGATTATTTAACTCGTTTTGGAATTCTTTCAAATCGTCCAAGTTGCTGAATTGCAGTCGCACGGTGTTCGTGGGATTGCATTTGCCTCGTTTTGCCCCGTGAATGGTCAGTGTTTCGCAGTCTGCGAATGATTGGTGGCTTACTTTTATTGGCATTTCATGTCCCTTTCGTTTGTTGGTTGTTTTACATTATCGATTATACATGATTACTGACGTGACACGCCGGACTCAATCTGGAAGCCGAAAAGGTCAGTCTGCTGTTCCATCGCCTGAGTGAGATTCTGCAAGTTCCTTTCCGCGTTCGTGGCGGGCTTGCGAGCTTGCGGAGGGTCGGGACGGTATTCATCGTTCCATCGTTCCCCGTTGAGCCATGTCGCGAAATTCGGAATGAACCGCGTTTCCGTGTTGGCACACTGGGCGGCGAATGCTTGCACCTTAGCCATGAGAAACGCGCTGTTCATACCTACTTTGGCTTTACGCCATGCCTTGTATGCGGCCATCTTGGCCACATGCTTCGGGTAGATTGTCCACAGTTGTTCGAACTCTGTCGGGTATTCTTGGCGCTTATATGTCGCTGGTTGTACCGGTGCGATGTCTCGTGCGGGTTCTGCCGGTGTGGGTTCGTGTGCGGGTTCTACCGTGGTAGTCGATTCTGGAGCTTGGTAAAGCGTTTTATCTTCCGCACTTCCGTTCCCCTGAATACGATTTTCGGCTGTCTCAATGTAATACATATTGGATTGCCGTCCTCCATCGTTGGCTTTCCGGGCAATACGCCTTATCAAGCCTTTGCTTTCGAGCGTGGAAAGGCATTTAAATACAGTTGACCGGCAGAGTAGAGACTCCTTGGCGATTGTGTCAACGCTCGGGAAGCATGTTGAATTATCGTCAGTGTGGTCGCAGAGTACTAGGTACACGAGTTTTTCGTTCGCATTGTCGAAGTGGTTACCTCGTATGACCCAGTGGCGCACTGCCATAAATCCATGATTGCTATTCATGGTATCTATCGTAACACAATTGTTTAAGATTGTAAAACTGGCCGATTTTTCTTTAGTATTTCTTTCTTAATTGGTTCTTCTTAATTGGTTCTTCTTAAATGGTTCTTCTTAGTGTCTACCTCGTGTACTGGGGGTATCTATGTCGTGTACTGGGGGTATCTATGTCGTGTACTGGGGGTATCTATGTCGTG